AGGCAAAGATCCGGTTATATTCGCATTAATAGTATTTGCAGGAGAAAAACCAACTTCTACGTTTGTTGAGTTGATTCTTTTATCTGTATTGTAATATTGAAGTGTAGCGTAAGGAGAAAGAACAGATGCACTTAATTCTGTTGGCGTCATGTACATATCTGTATGATCAAATATAGTGTGAGGAGACTCCATAGAACCTGACATGATCGATATCTTATCGTTGTTTATTTCAAATATACCAACGCTTCCAGACCAATACTCTCCACCAAATTCGTTAACAGTTAAAATGCTTTCAGGAATACCGAAAGTAGAAATTAAAGCTTTAACAGATCTTTGTGTTCCTCTTGTTTTTAGTAAGTAGGGTAAATTGTGATAAAGTCTTTTGTATAATTCGCCTTGTGAAGTTTCGTTTCCTATAGTAGCAATACTAGAAGTAACGTATGTGCTAATCACTTCCGATCCTGTTGGAGGCAATAAAGTTCCATCTTGATTTATACCGAATAAGGTATAAAATAAATTATCCGATACGTTTGAGTTAGTGTACAGTTCAAATCCCAAACCTTTTAAAGCGTCTGACACCATATCCAAAGAGATACCGGTTTCAGGATTGTTAGTAGCTTCATATCTTGTAGTAACGTCTTTATAGTACAACCAAATATTGTCGAAGTGCTGACCAATCATACTTAAAAACGTAGTATAAGGAGCGTTACTTGGATCGTCTAATAAGTACTGAGGAATAGAATTTATTAGTTGATCTTTGTTAGTTGCATCGTAAAGAGAAGCAGAGTATAACAAAGAAGACGTGTATGGGCTTGGAACAATATCGGAGCCGCCTAACCAATTGATAGCCTCTGAAGAAGTTACCGAATATAACTGATAAGGCTGTGTAGTATTGCTTTTAGGCCAAGCAAAACTTGCAGAATCAAAATATAAATAGTACTCGTATAAATCGAATTTCTCTATAAGATTATTTATAGAATTTTGAATAGTACCTATAGAAGAAGACACAACGTTTAAACTTGCTCCGTTGGCATATAGACTGTTTTGTGCAATTATTTGAGCATTATAACTTTCTAATAAGTCTACTTTATAAACAAAATTATTTAGTCTTTCTGTTGCGTTAGAGAAATGTATAAAGTTTCCAAAATTACTGTAGTCTACATTAATATCTACTGACTTATCTTGATAATAAGAAAGCATTTTTTGGTAAGAAGAACTTATCTCACTAGTTAAAAGCGTATTGTAAGAGTAGTATTCAGTTGTTTGGCCATTCTTTTGATTTACTGCAATTTTAAAGTTAGGACCGCGTAAAGAATTTGTAGTAATTTGTGTGTCTGCAGATATTTGAAAATCAATATTAAAGCTAACAGACTCCGCAACTTTATCCACCATCCATAATTCGGTCTTAATATCGTAAGCCTCAGGAAGCGGTTCGTAAAGTTTAATAAGTAGAGTAGCTTCACCAGTGTCGGCATCTTCTGAGTAGGCTACATTATTAGCAATGATTAATTCGTTATTTCCAAAGTCTAAATAAAAATCAGGAAAATAATTCTTTGTAGAAACATAATTTTGATACTGACTAAAAGCATTTAATATCAAAGTATTGCTTAGAACTTGAGAGGCTAATCGTATTTCTGTTCTTGATGAAGAGATCTCTTTAATCCAATAGAAAGTGCCAAAAGAAGAATTAAATAGCTTTCTTAAAAAATTGTATTGAGTAGTAAGAATTCCTCTATTGTAACCTAAAGAAGTTAAATCTTTTTGAGGGTCTAATACCAACGCTGCGTACCTATTACCATTGATGGTATTCTTGGAATCTGGATAGTAGTCTTCTAATTGATAGTTAACAAACTCTAGGTTTCCGTTCTGATCGTACACAAAGAATTCTATATAATCACTTGAGTCTCCGTACTCTGCAGTTATGTAGTTCGATGTTATTAAGCGATCGTCTTGAGGAGTGTAATCCTGTTGAACAATGCCAGGTCCGTCATATATTATGTTAACTTTTTCCATTAAAGTACTTTATTGATAGTTAGATACGTTTGACTTAAGTCTAAAATTTGTTGACGAAGAGTATTAATTTCTTCTATCAATGCCTGTTTCTCTGGATCTAATACAGATCCTCCTATGTATTCTTGACTTCTTGCTATTAATGATTCGTGGGATTCTGAAGCGCCGTTTGCAGGAATATTAAAAAATAATTGATCGTAGTATCTAAAAAAATCTTCTACGGTAACAGTATCAGGAGCAGCGGCAGGTATCGCAGCTGGTACTAATTCTGTAAAACTAGAGTCGATTACCTTGTTATAGGTATTAACTCCTCTTACTTCTTTTACTAAATCTACCGTTGTTGACATTCTTATCTAATTATTTTAAAGATGTAATTGTTATCCACATCTATATTTTCTCCGGTTGGCAAGACAGTTTTTATTAATATTTTGTAGTACCTTTCAGGCTCTAATCCTGTCATATATAAGTCAAAATAACTACTAGTAGCATCACAACTTATTTTTGTATATGTTGTATCGAAGTCTACAATAATCTCTTCTGATTTTAAATCGTACAAAGACCAATAAGACGCTTGAGGTAGAGCTTTGTTTACATTATATATAGAAGATGTAGTGAAAGTTCTTGCTGGGTATTTGTCTCTTGCGTTGATTCTAAATCTATATTTTGTAGTATCAGACTTGTAATTACCTACATTGTTATCTAAACTCAATATAAATTGATTATTATTTATAACGCTTAAACTTCCTGTTGTATAAGAGCTATCGTCCCATTTCATTTCTAAAGTAGGAGGATATATAGTGTGAGTATCTACAGAGAAAAAGTTAAGAGCTACAAAACTAGCCGAGTAGTTCTCTACAGCAGTAGGATGTTTAACAATGAACCCACTATTTTGAGATCCGCTAAACCAACTGTTCACTATTGAAGTAACCTCTACATTTATGTCTTTAGCGTCTTTGTAAGTAAACGATTGAGTTGAAAAAGATCCTGTCCAGTTTCCACCGCCAGGAGTTAAAAAATAAGATGCGTTAGACCAAGAGTTAGAAGCAGTAACGTAAGAGTTTGGACTGAACCAAGAAACTCCATTAACTGTATCAGGAAAATCTGTGTATTTACCAGTACCCATTTGCCATGAAGAAGAGACTTGTCTAATTTCAAGACTATAAGTAGTGGATAGATTTTCTGCGTTTGCCAAATACAATTTTAAACCAGCTTTCCAAGATCCTGTACGATAAGATTTTATTGTATTAATATCTTCATCGCTAAATAATATTAAAGCTCTTCTTAAATCGTCGTTTGATATTATTGCGCCTGGATCTATATCAACAGAGTAGTCAACTAATGTAGGGTTGTTTTTAGCCGACACTTCCAATATTTCATCAAGACCAGTATTTTTTATTGGAAATCTTGAGTACATTGTTGCATCCGCTGTGGGAAATATTTTATATATTGCCATTTTTTATTCTTTAAAATGTTACTACTCTACCTTTTATGTCTGATTGCGGAAACTTTAATTCAAATATAGAAGGGTCCAATGAAGGATATATTACTCTGTTTAAAGTTGCTGCGCTAATATCGTAAGAGTATTTAGAGTAACTGTTTGCTTCTCCTGATTTATTTATTATAGAGACCTCTTTAACTGTTTGTACTCCATCTATTTGATCCAATGAAGCGTATATATCTCCCAATATAATTGGTTGATTTATTTGCCAATTGTCTTTATCAAAATAGTTTTGTAAAGTTAAAAGACATCTAGCTAAAACGTCTTGACTTGTATAATTAGGTCTTATTACAATATCAAAGTCGCAACCAATATTAATAATATAAGCGTTCTTAATGTTTATCGCGTCAGTTAACATTCTATAATCTGATATGTAAGTCTTTAAATTGGTCATAAGAGGCATAGAAGGAACGGCCAAATGATTGTTATTGTCCAAACCTAATACATAAAGACTCACCATTATTTGATCTCTTTGGCTGTTATCCGCAGCTAAATAGTTTGTATACGTAGCGTCGTCTTTTGTAATGTATGCTTTTGCAATCTTACCAAACTTAGAAGGCATGCTCAAACATCTTGCTAAATAGTCTTCTTGAGTAACCGCTCTTAATTGACTAGAAAACTCTGCTTGAATGTTTAATTTCAACTCAATATCAGAATCTCCATCTCCACCGCCTGAAGCTGGATTTACATTATTTGTTACTATTGTATTTTCGAAAGAGTAGTCTGCAGCTGTTACCGATTTATTTACAATATAAGTTAATTCGTTGGATAAAACGTTAGCAGAAGCTCCGCCTCCAACCAAATAGGTAAAAGTTAATGTGGTATTTTGAGGAGCCAATCCGTAAGTTTGTGTAGTAACAAAGTTAGTAGGATCGAATGCTGTATTTAATAGTGTCAAACCAGAAGTAAGACCTACACCAACTGCGTTAGGGTTAGGAATCACGCTAGTATCTGCAACTTGATTTATGCCAGATCCAAACTCTATATTCATTG